TAGACTCTGGAGCAGCTTCCTCAACCACGGGGGCGGGAGTGGACTCGGTGACGAGAAGCTGTGTCGGAACGCTGACAGTGCGAGCTTCCACTCGCAACTCGCGGACCTTGGCTACGGCTTCTTTCCACCGTTCCACCACATCTCTGTCCTCATCCGGCAGTCCTTTGAGAGAGTTGAGAATTCGCTCACATTGCCCAGTCAACCACAGCATGTCCGCCTGTCGTAACCCGATAGCATCAAACCCATTTACGATCAATGCACTCGGATTGGCAGGCACGGTCACGGCACTTAGTTCCAGGAGCTCTTGCTTTGTAAACTTAAAACCACCAGTCCAGTACTCTTTATCGCCTTCTTTTTCCATAATCGGCTCGTATGCCAAAGGCATGAAGCCAACCGAAACGGCGTTAAGCATACGAGGTTCACTCGTATACATCCGATAGACCGTTTCCGGCGTCGGCGTCGTGATTGGCCAGTCATCATAGTGGTTGCCCTTCTCGGCGAATTGCACATGATGAATCAATGCCTCTTTGTTCTTCTTGCTCGGGTGTGAACCGATAAACGTCTTAACGCTCCGACCAATGGGAAGACTGTGATGACTATGCCCCCACAAGAACACCGGATTCTTCTTGTACGCAGCATATTCCCACCCGTCGGTCATGACAATATCTTTATATCGGTCCCGGGTTTCATCACTCGCTACAAACTCCAGTGTCCGTTCTTTCGCCTCACCTACCCGCCGAATTTCTGCCGTCACAATACGGATCTGTTGCTCCCCACTTGGGAGCTCCGGCTTCGGCAACATGATTTCCATCACATCCTCCCTATTTGTAGTTTCTGACTTCTATCGTCATGTTACAGTCAAATGGTCAGTTTTCGCAAACAAAATCTTTAGGACGCGGCAACCGGTTCATCTCCTGTCGTGTCTACCTTCGGCACCGCGATCACAAAACATCGGCAATGAATCACTTCGGCAGCAGCCCCTTGCGGGTCTCCAGGATATCGGAGCCCATTGGGAAACCGGTCCCCTAACAACCGCACCACCCCATCGCAGGTCTTGTGGGTCAACCGTACCCGTTCATCATGGGCCGTCACCCATTGTCCTCCTTCGACATTTTCTGCCTGCATGGCAAAGTACCGCCCCGCGTTCACAGCGGAACTCATTTCAGTCCTCGAGATCCCCAGGGACCGTGCCTGGGTGAAGTTGTAGGTGTCCCGAATACGCTGCGCCATGGCTTCTACAGAATCACCCGTCGTCATGCCTTGGAGCAGGGTTTTCCGCAACTGATTCTTGATGGTCTCGTTCACCCCTTGCACCAATGCCGCACGAGCCGTGATGAACTCCCCAACCAAATCAGACAACACACTCAGTATCGGTTCCAGATTTAATTCTGCATACAGCATCAACGCACCGGTATCCAACCCAAGCGCATGCAACGGCTTCATCACTGTTCGGAGCCGAGAATTCTCTGCGGTGAACAAGGTAAACAAACTTTCCAGATCCGCCTCGTCAAACTGTTTGCGAAGACTCTTCGCGTGCTCCCCAGCCAAATCATAAAATTTGGTCAAAACCTCTTTTCGTTGCCGGAACAGATAGCGTTTGACTTTATTCTGCGCCTGCCGTTCCAACGGTGTGAGCGTGCGAACATAATTATCCCACGGGACACTCTTCTGTTGCACTGGCGGAGCCGCAAGCATGCGACTCGCACGTACATCCACAACATGCTTCCCATCGCCAGTCCCATCACCAGTAGCAGCGTCGTCATCTGTGGTGGTTGCACCCCCATCAGCTCCATCACTGTCGTCTGGGTCTGGTGCATCAGCAATGGGCTGCAAATTAAACGGGATCCAGGCCACATCCCCCCATGGCACACTGTTGAACCCCAATACGAGCCGCTTGTTAATCGCATTGATGGGATAGCCCATCTGCCACAATTTAAATCCGGTCGTGACCTTGGCGTTAAAGTCATCCTGCAACGCCTCAACATTTATCGTATCGAAATGCCCCCACGCAACCCCTCCGGCAATGTATTTGAAGTACGAGGCGTAAAAGAAATCCTCAATGTACTTCATCTTCGTCAAGAGGGTGTCTGCCCAAAACAACCGCCGACTTTGATGCACGTTTTGATACGTGTCTTTGCCAAAGCCGATGATTTCAGGTGGGACTCCAAAACAGGAACAGATTTCCTGGCGGTTCCACTTCTTTTGCTCTAAGAATTCCATGTCGTGGTGAGTCAAGATGGTTTGCTTGTAATCCGCGCCCCCTTCCAGAATTGCCACCTTGAACGCATTGCTGCTCCCCCGATGTCGCTCTTCCCATTGCAGTTTTAACCGGGCGTAGCTTTCATCGGTCAGGGTCTCTGGAAAAATCAACAAGCCCCCTGGCATGGCCCCATTCTCAAAGAAGGCCGTATTGTACTGAGCCGCCCAATAATCCTGATTCACCCCAGACCGAGCCGCGTCCAAGGGTGCCAACCCCTTCCAGGGATTTGACGGATGAAAATACCGCAAGAACAAGACTTGATGTAATGGTACCCAAGAGGTTTGCCCCCGTGCCTCTCGCTTCCATCCCAGGGGCCATCCCGTCTTGGGATCTGTATCTATCGTCCACAGATTCGGATCTTCCGGCATCATCATCTGAGGAATTTCAGTCAGGTTACTTCGCCCCGGCATATACAACATGCAGGCCCCGCGTGTCTCCAAATATGTGAGCATAGCTTCCCAAAACTGATACCGAGACATCAGGGGACTTGGTTGCGAAAACAACACGGTTTGAGGATTGGTCTCGGGGACTTCTCGCGGGGTGTCTTCGTTGCCCGTCACAATTTTCCACGGCACCTGGGAAATATCCGTCGCAATCATCCGAATACACGCATACACCCACGCATGACTTTGATACGGTTCTTTGAGACCTCCACCCATCATCCGAATAATATCATTAAAGGCAATGTTCATGGGGACATCGCCACCCCCTTTGGTCAACAGAGACCATGCGGCACGCAATCGATCTGTAAAGGACGCCTGGGCTAAAGCCTTCATTCTCGTCTCTCCTATAGCCAGCGAATATTAGCCTCTCGGCGGAAGGCGAACCCCGCGAAGGCCATCACCACGGCATCGGCATCGTCAGTAGACCGCCCAAGACGTTTTTTGATTTCATCCTTTCCTTCAATTTGAATAGACCCACTACTCGTGACCTTCCACCGTGGGGTCACCAGATCCGCCGTCAAAAAATCATCGGGCGGTAAGCAGATGTCGGCGTTGTTTCGTGGGTCCAAGAGATCCCGCATGGTCCACCAGGCAAAGGCCCGCATGTTGAGAAAGGAGAGCTCCCCACTGCGATCACTCAATGGGGTGCGTTCACTAGAGTTAAAGGCAATGACCTTGGCTTTCAGTTCTCGTAAGCGATCCACCACGCCCGCTCCCAGGCCAATGACGTCCACAACCGCCGTGCCCCCTTGATTGTGCTGGAGCACCCGCATCACCCGCCCGGCGGTCTGCATGGTGTCCTGACTACTAAAGCGACTCAGTTCTTTAATGGCGCTCCCAAACCGCGTGGCCAACACCGTCCGATCTGTCCCGCTCCGCGCCACGTCACAGCCCACCCCGATAAATGGTCCCCACAGATCCTTTTCCTTCCGAACGACCCATCGCTGTTGGGCCAATTCAATCCAATCCAGCGGAATCACACTTTCATCACTCTGACTAATAAAATTGGCCAACACCCCGGCCTGAAATAACGGCCCGTCCTCGCCGTAGGCAATCTTTTCATCCACACTGTTTTTACTAATCAATCGTGACGTCGGGAAATACTCTTCGACCCCGGTATCGGCTCGGGTCACCTTCACGGCAGCAGGATAACTAAAACACTTCCACGTTTTCCGGAGCTCCGTGAACACTTTATGAAAATTACCGAGTTTCGGTCCTGGGACACTTTGCGCGAAAATTTTATTGCCTTCTCCAGTACAGGCTTTGAACACGGCTCGCCAGATCTGGTCTTCCACCGCTTTCGCTTCGGTAATGCAGTACAACAGATGGGGGGCATGATATCCTTCTGCTTCACTTTCTTGTTGCGCGGTAAAGCCTTCCGCAAACCATTCTTTTTCATACCCGACCACCTCCACGCGGGTACTCAACGGACGGAGATATTGGGCCGCCAAACTTCGCTTACTCCACTTCTGTACTTCCGACCAGAGCATAGAATACACCTGCCGAAAGACCCCACTGGTACACGGCACTTTCGCCATAGGATGGGTGAGCAAATACCACTCAATCGCCCAGGCGGTCGTGGTGTCCTTGCCCATCCCGTTCCCCGCCTTCACCGCCACCCGATCATACCGGGCCAAGGCGTCCAACAAATCCGCTTGATGGGGTTCCACACTGATATCTAGTTGTCGGGCCAAGATAATTTCCTCTACATACGCGGTGGGATTGTAGAGGTATCGTGCATAGGCTTCTGCCGCCCGCTGAATTTGTTCATCCCCAAGGATTCCCGCCGCCACGGGGATCCCTTGCGGCACTTCATACCGCGTGGCTTCCGTAGGACCACTACTCGGTGGGGGATCTGGCGGGGGGGTCGGTGGCGGAAGCGCCGTGGTGGCTACCAGCTTCACCACATCGCCCAAGGTGGCCGTGCGCCGGTCCAGCTTGCGTTGATGCAACACGGCCCCGCCCTTCAGTCCCACCCGACTGGCTACGGCCCGTTTTTCGGGCGTCCAGGCCGCCGCATGCTTTCGCCCGTTGGAGGAGGGATGCAGCTTGCGGCCTCCGGTAAGACTGGGTCTAGGCATCGGTCAGTTCTCCCTCTAAGATCTTCCCATTCTCTGGCGACGTCACCTCCACTCCTGGAGGGAGAATCGGTCGGGGAATCCAGTTGGTTCGGGCCAGCGGCATCCCCCCTCCGGTCATCAACCGGGCTTGATTTTGGGCCGCAGTCAAAAACGCCAGGAAATCCTGCACCATCCCTTGTCCCTTGCCTTCTTCACGTGCCTTGGGCCGACCATATTCATAGGCCAACAGCAATTCACAGGCCCGAATCACCACTTCCGGCCGCACCTTATTGAAGTAGGGACTTTGCACAATTTTCTTCAGCCGTCGCATAATGACCGGATCAAACTTATTAATCTCACTCCGCAGGGCTTCCAGGGTGCCCTTGGCAATGGTCTTCGGGCGTTGGGTGGGGGCCTCGGTCACTCCGTGGGGGGAGGCCACGCCCTTCTGGTTGCCTGACGTGCCCTTGCGCCAGGTGGTTTGATTCCCCTTTCGCTTGGGCGACGGGGGAACTACAGCATCTACGTCTGCTTCTGTCGGAACACGCCGAGGCATGGAGTTCCTCACTTTTTCGGGGTGGGGCCACGCTGCGCGGGGATCAGTGGCGCACCGGTTCGCGTAGACATCACCAGATTAGCCAACTTTATACCCCGCCTGCATATGCTTCACGCCGATACGACTTCGGTCCCCTTTGACCCAGTGACCAGACGGATCAATCGTCAGGCCGTTGAGGACTTGCTTGCGGCAAAAGATCCGGAAATCTTTCTCGCTTAATTGCTTCCGTCCGCCTTTTACTCTCCGACTGTTCCGTGCCATTCGTCGGTTCCTTTATCGGGAGGGGACTTGGGGAAGGACGGTCTCGATACGCTCTGGTTCGTTTATCTATTTTTAACGGTTCCTCGGGTGGGTGGAGTGGCACGGTAATCGTCGGACTGGTCAAGCCAGAGCCGCGCAGCACCGGTAATCCTGCCTTGAGGAACGCACGGGCGAGGAGGTCGAGGACCCCAGACTCCAAATGCACCTTGTACTCGACCTCCAGCGCCCCATGCTCCTCAGACCGAAACACCCCGACACACCAGGCCGTCTCATCCCGCCAGTCAATCTGGGCCGTGAGCATATTCAACGTCCCCGCCAGCGTCAGGTGGGCCATACGTCACGGACACAGGGATGCGTGCTCACGCATACACCGTTGCCAGTCCCTCATGGCACCACCGTTACCCCCAACTGGCCGGGGGCCACAGGGACAACTAAAGGGACCAGGCGCTCCGCCGTATTCGAGAACGGCGAGTTCCCGAGTGCATTGGTCGCTGCCACCCGATAACAGTACGTGGCCCCTTGCGTCACCGCGGTATCTGCATAACTGATCACCCCAGCCCCGGTGGTGGTGAGCGCCGTGAAGGTCCCAGGCAGCACACAGGCCACCGGCTTTCGTTCCACGAGGAATCCTGTTTCTGTGGTCGTCCGGTCTGTCCAGGACAGCACCCCGGTCGCCGATGCCGCCAGCCCCGTCGGGGCCGATGCGGCGGTGTAGACAATACTGACGCCTGCGGTGTTGCTCCAGGCAGAGAATTGCTTGGTTCCCCCGGTGGTCCCATCTACCGTGTTCCAGGCATTTAATCGGTAACAGTAGGACGCCCCTTCCGCCACCGCCCCGTCTAGGTAGGCCGTGACGTTCACCCCAACCGAGACCAATGGGCTGAAGGCCCCCGTTCCCGCACACACCTCGACCTTCCGTTCCACATTGAAGCCCATCTCGTTGGTGGAGTTGTCGCTCCAGGCCACGTTCAGGCTTGCGGCCTGTGCCCCACCGCCCACCCCGCCTATCAGTAGCCCGATCAGTACCAGCCCCCAGATGATTCGCATTGGACTCCTCCTTGTTGTGTGAGTAGAGATCCTGTGTCGTGGTGTGCAGTCTACCAGTGGTGGGGACTACTTGGCAAGCAGTTCCTCAGATGCGATGGCATTTTGGATGTGAGAATTTTCTGACCTGTTGAGAATTTTG